CACTTTCTGCTGAAAGTGTATAATCTATGACAGTATCTATGTCGTAACCATCTGTGTAATTTCCATATATAAGTCTATTTCCCATTGTTGTCTGAGACCTAGCTAGTAATGGAACATTATCAAAAAGTCTCTTTATCTCATTATTAGGAAGTACTGTGTATATTTTTTTATTATCGAAATTAATACTCTTAATTTGATTATCGCCCCATCCATTATCAAACTTGTCAAACTTCTCGATTATATTAACTATGCTTGAGTCTGAAAGTTTAAAGCAAATATCAACACCTACAACATTTTTTCCTCCTGTATTAAACGATATATTGTAACTATTAAACACATTAACCATAGAACCGTTTGTGTATTTTGTATAGTCAACAAAAAAATTTTCAGGCTCAAATGCTATTTCGCTAAATTGAGATAGAGCACTATACTCTCCATCTCTATATTTATATCTATAAGAGAATGATATAAACTTTTCACTCATATAGTTCTCACCTCCGTTTATAAAAAAAGGAGATATTTCTGGAGCTTCTATAGGAGGTTGAACTATAACTAATATATCATCATTAGTTATGTTATCAATTCCAAGTGTTGGGTATAGGTATGGTATTCTTTTATTTATTTTTCTAGGTGGGTTGTAGTTATCTGTCCAAAATAAAAAATCATCTATAAGATCAATATCATTTATTAAAAATTCAGTGCTAAAATTAAGAACTGTTGTAGATATAACATGATAAATAAGCGTATTTGTCCTTTCGTTATATGACAAAATCATATCAACAACTCCAGGATCAGTAACAAACCAGTAAAGGGTCTCATTCTTACCGTCATCAAAAGATCCTATACATCTTGCGTCAGCAGAAAGTTCTTGACCTTCATACAATATAGTTGTTATCTTGGTATTACCAAGAGAGTTTTCAATAGCACCAACGCTATTGTCCTCTGTAGAACCTATTCTAATATTTAACGCATCAACATACTCTCCATCTGGAAGAATCCTCTCATCAAATGATTTGTTCATCTTTCCCTTTAGGAACGTGGTGTTTACTTCCATACTACTTAATCCACTTATCTTTGCCTCTTAGATTCATCAATAATCTTCCAGGGTGTATATTACTCAATCTTATTTTAGCGTTTCTTAGAAGGGCTGTTTTCTCTTTACGAGCTCTGTTTACTACATAATCCTGAACAGCATATTTATTTGCAAGTATAGAGTACTTAATGTACGCATACAAAAACTCCTCTACCATTTTATTTATACTTACCTCAGAGTCTTCACCATTTTCCATTCCATCTGTTATATACTCTAATATGCATAACTCACCAGCCATACCTGAAGCAAAGTTTATAACGCCTCCCTTTTTATTTATAGTATATGTAGGGTTGTTATTTGCTGTCTCTGTATTTAGACCAAATCTAGCTCCGACTCTATAGTCAAACATCCACTCTCCGTTTATGTTGTACCCATTAAGACCATTAAACTTACCATCCCCAAGGTATATACTCTTTTTTTGTTTTGTTATCCTATCATAGTCAAATATAGATGTTCCCTCAAGTACATTACCATCTTGATCGAAAAGAATTCTACAGCTGTTGTCTTGTAGGTAAGAATTACTATAGTTTGTCTGTATATTTTCAGATAGTGGTCTAAGGACCCCATCCTTATATAGTGATATTCTAACATAGTTAACATAGTCAGGAGGTAGTACAAGCTTTAAGTCATCACATATACTTAGCTCTACAATTTTTATCTCTTTAAGAGCGTCATAGTTTACCTCTTGTATACCTCTCTTTGCATGAAACAAAACTTCGTACTTATCTACGTTGTTAATTAACTTATGATTTCCAACATACATAAGCATAAAATTATTAACTAAATCCTTTAAGGAAACGTACTGATAAGAACCCCAGTTTTCATCCTCTGGTAAATTACCAGAGTTCTCGTAATATTGATACCCACTTAAGTATGCCATTGTATAAAATATTATTGTTGCTGACTAAATGTCGGTTGTTCGTGTTGTTCTTGACCTAGTGCGTAAGCAGTAACTTCCTGCTCTCTTATAGATATACCACAATACTGAAGTATCTTCATAGCCAACTTGTACTCGTCCTCTAACGGTAACTCAAAATCTTGGTAATCTGGTTGAGACTGATCAAACATCGGCTCACCATTTCCAAGATTTATGTACGTCCACTTAGGATCCTTTGGAAATCTAAAATAAATTGCCTGAACCTGGCCTAATGTATCTACTATTTTAGGATATATTTTAATGTTTTCACCTTCTAGTGTATATGATAGATACATTTCAGAAGGTTGAGTTAAATTTGAATCGTTTAGCATTGTTATCTTACCAACACTTACCTTATCTGCTTCTTTAACCGCAGGAGAGAATATTTTATAATTATCGCTTGATGCAAGAAATATATCTTTACTCAATATCATAGAAGTCGCAGATGTAACACTTACTACTGTAGCTACTTGACCTGTATTTAAATTTGAAACAATATAATCAGTTCCTATACCATCCAAAATAAAAGTAGCATTAGAATCATTAAGTTCATTTACTACCACAGATGTATTACTTCCTGATGTTACAAGTTTTAAATAACATAAAATTTTTAAAATATAGTAATAATTATTTCCAACAGTATTAATGGTTGGAACTGAAAATATATTTCCTCCAATATTAGATAAAAAATCTGTAACTAAAAAAGATTCAAGCGTCTCAGCTATTGGCTGCTTAATATCACCGTAGTCAGTACCTGACATACGAGCATTTTCAGCATTTATTGTTTTATTATACGAGGAGTAATACTCCTCATATATTTCCATCTGAGCCTGCTTTGCAAATAAATTAAAATCAGCAGGTGTTATATAACCGTAGTTATTCTTATTTATAACAGATAGAACTGTATTTCTAACTGAGTTTATCATATTTAAAAACTTTTTACAAAGATAATAAAAAAAAAGCACCCCTATTGGAGTGCCTATTTAATTAGTCTAAGTGACTCTCAAGGAGTCTAAGTGTTTCAATTCCATCATCTGACTTGAGATGAGAGGCAAGAATAAATAAGTGATTCTCACCGTAAGGAACTGTCAACAGCTTCTTCTTGTTTGTCTCAAGGTTGAAGTATACATCCCTCCCTTTATTTTTAAGTCTTAAGATATCCTGATCAAATAACTTAGCACAGGTATTCTGTAACTGTAGCATCGGATCATTCAGCATCTCCATAAACTTCTGAGGATATGTCCTTGCATATACAAGCACATCTCTCTTAAGTTCAGCGGTCGACATCTTGTCTATTCTTCCACCCAATACAACTCTAGCAACAGCCTCAAGCATATCTAAAGATAGGTCTCTTGCTGCCAGCTGTGCATCTAGTTCTGTGGTTAATTTATCAAACTGTGCAGACGCATCCTTCTCTATATTTACCTCCTCAAATACCATCCCATTTCCTGGGTGATACTCTAAGAATTTTTGTAGTACTGGATTTGTTTTGTGTACCGTTAGTGATCCATCAACAAATACAATAGGCTCTAAAATAGCAGAACCATCCTGCTCATCCTCGAAAGGAGACTTCTGGTTTCTTGCATATCTAAGTGGTCTGTTTGATTTTCCGTCAAAGTAGTATAACGGACTTCTTGAAGTATTCTTTGATGTCAGCATATATGACAACGGAGTGTTTCTTTTTTTTAATACGTAGATTCTATCTACTAATGCAGTTTCTTTGTTCATTTGATATAATTTAATTTGTTAAAAAAATAACAGGGAGAGTATCTCATCTCCCTGTTGGGTAATTATTTATTATTAGTTAGCTTCAAATAAGAAGAAGTTGTTAGCACCTAAAGTACATAACGCTCTCTCTGATAAGAAGTGAACCTCCATAGCATCTAAAGAAGATGTAGCAGCACCACCAGCAGAACCAGTAATCCAAGTCTTGTAACGACGATCTTCTGTTTCAGAAGCTCTGTAACGAACGTGTAAGAATGGTCTCTTAGCGTTTTTACCTAATACTTGGTCGTAAACAGTTGTAGATCCAGCAGGAACTAACACACCATTTACAGCACCACCTACTAAACCACCGCGAGTAGCAGCATCGTTTAAGTATTTCCAGTCAGTCTTGTAGAAGTCGTAACCTCTTCTGAATCCTGTAAACCCTAAGTTCAACGCCATCTCCTTATCGTTATCGAACAAACCGTAAGATGAACCACCAGCTCCGTAAGAGTTCTGTGCAGCTAACATATCGTCGATATCGAAAGAGAACTGACGATTAACGAATAATACGTTTTCTTGGATAGCACCTTGCTTGTCAAGACGTTGGATAACAGTATCGAAGTCAGACAATGTAGTTGGATTACCACCACCCCATACGTTACCACGTTGAGCAACAGAGTAGAATAAACCTTCAGAACCTTTATTACCAGCGTCTGAAAAAGCATTTTGAGTAGTAACTCCTGAGCCAGACTCAGCAGGTACAGACTCAATCATAGCCAACTCTAAGTAATCCTCAAATCTCAAACGAGTTTCGTGCTCTGATTTGATGTACCATAAGAAGCCAGTTGCACCGTTCTCAGAAGTAACCTCAACCCATCCGATTTGTGCCATATCTGAACCAGATACTGCATACTTATCTTTGATGATGATTGGGCTGTTCTCTAAGATCAAGTCATCAGCCTCTAAAGACTCTTCCAATCCTGTAGTTCCTTTTCTAAACTCTGAACCATAAACAAACGCAGTAACTACGTCAGTAGCTCCAAAAGCTTGACCTGCTGCTTCGTAGTAAGCTACGTCAAAAGTTCCGTTAGCATAATCAACATCAGTGATGATAGCCTTGTTAGAGTCAGCAGTAGTAGTATTAGACGACAAGATAACTGTCTGTCCTTTTCTAAATGCAATTCCTCCGTTACCTGGTACCAATGTATCATTTACGATAATTGTAGCTGTATCAGATGCAGCAGGAAAACCTGTAGCAACACAGTTTACATACTTAGTGTGTAAACGACCTTGCTCTGCCCATTTGATAAGGTCAGATGTAGACGGCATCTCAGCTCCAACTGCTCTTAAAAAAGATGCAACTGAACGGTTACCGTATCTCTCAAACTCTTTCTCGTAAGTATCTGGAAGATACTGATTCAAGAAGTCAAAGTTTGTAATGTAATTTGATGCCAATGTTTTTTTCTCGGCTGAAGGCTGTAAATCAAAGCCTGGTGTAGATAATACTCCCATTTTGTTTAGTTTTTTTTGTTATTTTATACTTTTAAACTTAAGTCCTCGACCACCATCATTATCTATATTCTTAACCTTAAGCCCTGAACTGCTGATTGATTGAGGAGTTGATCTAACATCCATATCAATATTTTTTGTTTGTTTCGCATTATCTAATAACGCTTCAGCCTTGCCTTGCTCGTAAAAGAACTTAGCAAATTTTTCAGGATTCATAGCCACTGATAAAGACCTATGATAACCTACAGCATCTGAAACTAATCCGTCCTTATCTAAATACTTAGATATATAGTTAGATAGATTAGACTGAGACTTCTTCAAATCATTAATATCTCCTGGTAAAAACTTAATATCTTTATCACCAATATTGAAATCAAAACCTTTGAAATCTTGGTTAAAAAGTTCATCTGTCTTTTTTTGAAAATACTCAGACTTTTTGTTGTTCTCTTGCTGTACAGTATTTGAGTCTTGAACGTATTTCTTGTAAGCATTATAAATTTCTTTCTCATCATCTGAAACTAATCCTCCAGTTGACTCAACTGGAATCTTATATTGATTCTTCTGATCTTCAAAAAACTTTTTAGCTTTGGCAAGCTCTTTCTTCTTGGAAATTTCTTTCTTCTTAATATCTTTTTCATCATCAAAGTCTGAATCATATCCAAATTTATCTTCAATCATGTAAGCGATATCCTCCTCATCCAAGTCTGATTCGGTAACTGAGTAATACTCAGATAAAAGCTTCTCTGGAGACATGTTATCAAAGTTTTTATTTAACTTAATAAAATCATCGATACCTCTTCCAGTTTCTTTTTTATACTTTAAGAATGCAGAAACGTCTGAAGGTAATTCTTCATTCTGCTCTCTTTGCGTAAATAACTCATCAACTGAGTTTATATCTTTATTATATCTATCCTTAATATAGGACAGCACATCTTCGTCTTTTAACCCTACAGAAGTCTGTTCAACAACTTCTGTTTGTTCATCTGCAATGAACTCATCCTGTGATTGAACATTATCTTGATTCTGCTTCTCCTCGTGCTTATCTAATAACTGTTGTTCAATTTCTTGCATTGATTTTTCTTCACCTGCACCGATGTCTCTTACTGTAAAATTTTCCATTTGATTTGATTTATTAAATTATTGGCACTATTTAATATTAGTACCGTTTTATAGTTTTATTTATTATAATGTTATTGATGTTTAATTATGGATATACTCGTATTTCTAATGATGCGTAATCTATACCATCAATTAGTGTTGTGTTATCATTTGCATATTGATATAAATAAACTACGCCAGGATTGCTACCAAAAAAAGTAAGATTATATCTTAATCCTGAGCCCTGTACATTTGGCTTTGCAAACCAAACTTTTGAATTAACAGGGAAAGCTCCTAATAAATTACCTTCATATGCACCAACTCCAGTTCGTGTCCAAACAATATTACCTATTGTGTTTTCTAATACTAAAACTGCTGGATTGCCTGTTCCAGTTTGATTTATAGTACCAACGTATTTAGTATAAGCAGGAGTTGGAATATTAGAAGTCAAGGCAATAGTACCTGAAGCGTCTGGTAATGTAATAGTTCTATTATCAACAATATTATTAGGTGATAATAAATCAATTCTTTTAGTTGTCCCAGAACCATTATCTCTATTAAATCTCAATGAGTCTTTAAACAATGTATTTCCTAACAATGTCGTCGTATCTAAAACAGATACGTTTGTTGCGTTTATTAAAGTTTTAGTAGTAGTTGAAGTAGCAGCAGAACCAGACATTATTGTTTTAGATATAGTATTAACTTTCCATAAACCACTACCTAAGCTAATAAAAACATAAGATTCGCTAGAAAAAATTGTAAACGTTCCTGTTTGTTGATTTGCAGAACCCATCAAAAATGGAAACGGCAAGTTTAATACATTATCACCAAATATATTTAATGTATTAGTTCCAGCTTCTATAAAAACACTTATTTCTTTACCTATTGGTGCAGAAGCTGGTAAACGAACTGCACAATTACCACTTAAATTAATTCTGTTTATATCATAACTAAGTGTTTGATATGGTGAATCAGTTGAAACAAGATACATTATACCATTAGTTTGTGCAGCAGATCCTCCAGCAGGTCCTTGTGCGCCAGTTGGTCCTTGAACCCC